GTGTGTATCCAGTTCCCCCACATACGGTTAACCGCAGATTTGAACTTTGTTGAAGATTGACCGAAGCCTTGGCAATTGCCAAAATACTACTAGCTTCACCTAGAAATACGCTATTTAATGACGTGCGTATGCGTCAAACAAGAAACAACAGTGTGACTACAATTAACAATTAGAATAACAACCAAACTTGTCCACACCAATGTGTACACAGGGAATCCACACGAAACATTACGCTGATTTTGATGGCGACATTGGATAGTCTGATCATTATTAAAACTGTAGGAAGTGATCACACAACGTTGTGTGAAATTAACGGAATTAGATTAATGTATGGAATTGTAATTCCATATCAACAATCATCCAACCGACAACAGTACCTGGAAGAGCACCACCAGTACCCTCATAAGAGATGGTACCGGCAATACGATCTATGGCTGATGGTACGTCATCAACCTCATCAACACTATTATACCAAGTACGAGCTCCTTGCTTCCAATAGGAAGTAGGAGGACTTAGTATAGGCTGTACAGCAGCGGTAGCAACAGCAGAGTAATCATCGTTCAATATAGCAACAGCGCTTGTGTCAACATAAGCGGCATTAGAGATATTGAATAAGATACTATGCGTTGAAGAAGTACCACCTGCTATGCGAGCACGAACCTTAACTTGGTTCACGCGAAAGTACATAAATGGTGTTAATAGGGCACGGGCAGAACTAGACCAAGTAGCAAAACTGGTATAAGAAAAAGAAGCGCTGCCACCTACTGACAATACCTCAAAAACACCTCGTATCATAACCCGACCAGGATTGGTAGGGCCATAAACAAGATTACGCATGGGAGGCACACTTAAGTCGGAATTTGGATTTAATCCTCGGTTCCGACGCCGAGGGGGACGTTGTTTACGTCGTGGTCCGTTAGACCGATTAATGGATGATTTATTATTATTTTTAGACATGGCGATATATTTTTATTGGATTGTAAACATATATTATCCTGGCTCGCTAAACCAACAAACAACTTGATTGCAAAATCAAGTCTTCCCGCAACATAGGCGAGGAATTTTTTTTTAAATCATCTATAACCAGTTGAGAATAATACTTCTCAATTTCAATTTGTGAGTCGGGGTAAATGCCGAAAGCATAGTAGTAGGACACACGTGCCTCAGGAGTAATGGATGAAGATTGAAGCAATCCATCCAAACGAGTCATCATGGAAGTACCATGATAAATAGCTCGTTTATATCCTTCAGAGGCGATCAACCCGTTACGAACTAGACATTGATAAAATGCCTGTTGAACAGGTGATCCATAACTACAGCTTAATCCGCATTCTCCAACCGCTCCTAGCCACTTACGGTAAGACTTATTGTTGGTTATTGGTACCAAACAAAGTGGATCCTTTGTTAAAACAGCATCATGATTACGCATCATACGCCAACCTGTTTCTAAAAACACAGGTTTAGTTTGACAAAACTCAACTTTATCAAACTGGTACACAGGTGGTTCAAGAGTCATAGAAAAACCCTTAGAAATGAACCACTTATCAAAACCAACCATGAACTTGATTCTGTCAGCTTCCTCAAGGAAAACGACACAATCATCACCATTATTAGCAAGCTCAATATCGACTGAACGCTCTTTAGCATAACTATATATTAATGAACACATTATTATACAGTTGCCGAGTGATGTATTTAAATCACCCGATGAACGAGTTCCAATCATCTCAAATTTAATTTTACCATCAGGTAAATAAGCAGTACTCTATTAACTAATTGCCAATTAAGCAATTGTTTAAGTCGTCGTGAACCAGGAAACAACAACCTATAAAAGGAATGCTCATATTTAAGAGCTGCAGTACTAACATGCATATCAAATTTAGAAGCATCTAAACCAATTGCGACTGGATTTATAAAACGACTCCACTTATCATGAAGGATCTGTGCTGATATATCAGCATTAAACCCTTTAATAACAGTAGCGGAAGTACGTTTACCAAACGCCTTGTTGATAGCATTAAAGTAATGGTGTTCGGAATGTTTTAAAAACCTTCCGAGTTCAAGATTATACCTAGGGCTACGAGGATTAATAATCCGACCAGCCTTACTCACATCTTGTTTGCCAAACTTCACAAATGAAGTAAGAAATGAATCTTTCTCAACCAAAGGGTCGAGAATTAAACTCTCATGCGCTTTAGTATACACACGTTTTTTAGGTCCATGATAACAGTCAACAACTTGTTGGCGTTCAAGCCTAGGTAAACGTGGCATATCAGCAGCAACGATAGTTCGAAATTCTTTCAAAAACTTAACATTATATGCAGTTGGCGAGACATTATAAGCGGGGCGATACGAGCCATCATCTTGTTTACAAAGAAAATAGCGTTCAACCATAGCACGCTCAATAACATCTATATTGTTATGACATACGCCCAAATTGTGATTTGAGCCAAGTCCAGTAGTAACAACAAATTTCCTGGCCTTGTAAGGTTCCCCATTACGGTTGACGCACAATTTGCCCATGCACTGTGTTTTAACCTGTTCTAAAAGAGCAGGTTCAACACTTGCAGATGAACCATCAACCAAAACTGGGCCACCTCAATAGTATGTAGCGGAAACAAAGGCAGAACACCTTCGCTCACGCAACAACCACTGTGGGGCACGGTCTCTGAATGTTGAAACGCTATTAAGACAGTGCTCATTAAAATATGCATCCATAGTTGTATCAAAGTGAGATACGGCATCTACATTACGGATGTTTGACTTCCTACATTTAAGGAAATACGCATTTTTAATGAGCAAAACGTTTGCATCATTCTTGGGTAGTAAAGTGTGTCGACTTTGCAGCCACACAGCCAT